GCCTTCCTTCTCTCCAAGGATGCAAATTATAAATGCATGGGAACCTTCATGGGGTGGAACCTGTTCTTTCAGGGCATGATGTATCTCGTCACCCTGGTCTGGGGCGGTTTCCTGATTGCACACGGACGGATGCAGGCGGGGGATCTGGCCATGTACGCCCTCTATATCGGCATTTTCATCAGCCCGGTTCAGATCCTGGTGGAACTCATGGAGATGATGCAGAAGGGCCTTTCCGGATTCAAGCGGTTCACCGCCGTGATGGAAACGGAACCGGAGATTCAGGATGCGCCGGACGCCAAACCGCTTAAGGAGGTGCATGGCCTCGTATCCTACGAGAACGTATCCTTCCACTACAGCGACGACAACACGCCTGTTCTTTCCAATGTTACCTTCCAGATTCCTGCCGGAAGATCCATCGCCCTGGTAGGTCCCTCCGGAAGCGGCAAAACCACCATCTGTTCCCTGCTTCCCCGATTCTACGATGTCAGCGAGGGCCGGATCACCATAGACGGCAAGGATGTCCGCACCCTGACTTTGGAATCCCTGCGCAGGCAGATCGGCATCGTCCAGCAGGATGTATATCTCTTCTGCGGCACGATCAAGGAAAATATTTCCTATGGGAAACCGGGAGCATCCATGGATGAAATCATAGATGCTGCCAAAAAAGCCAATATCCATGACTTTATCCAGGAACTCCCGGATGGTTACGACACCTTTGTCGGCGAACGGGGCACCCGCTTATCAGGCGGTCAGAAGCAGCGAATCGCCATTGCGCGGGTATTTCTCAAGAATCCGCCCATTCTGATCCTGGACGAAGCCACCAGCGCCCTGGATAATGAAAGCGAACGCTGGATCCAGCAAAGCCTGGATGTCCTGTCCAAAGACCGCACCACCATCACCATCGCCCATCGTCTTTCCACCATCCGCGGCGCAGATGAAATCCTTGTGGTGGCGGACAACGGAATCGCTGAGAGAGGCACACACGAAGAACTCCTCCAGCGGGGCGGAATCTATGCTCACTATTATGAAATGCAGTTTCGATAAGACCGGTTATCTCCAATAACAGAACAGGCATGATATTTCCTCCCATTGGCGCAAGGAAACGATCATGCCTGTTTTTTCATTCTCTATTCTTCTCCGTAGATCTCTTTGCGGATATATGCCTTGTTCTGCTCAAAATCCACCTGCAGCACAGACATCTCCCGGATGGTGGCGTTGCTGTAGGTTCCTTCCAGCGGAAGGCTGTCCTGCACCATCTCATAGGTCAGCAGCTTCCCTGCGGAAAGCGCCAGCTGCGTGCATTCCACCTGCGTCAGGTTGGTGGTGAGGTTTCCGAACAGGCCGTTTACAATCTCCGCCGGGTTGGTCACCGCCGCAAGCGGAAGCTTCTGAAGCACAGCTGTCAGTACTTTTCTCTGCCGCTGCGTCCGACCAAAATCCGTTCCGATATATCTGTTCCGGCAGTATGCCAACGCCTGTGCCCCGTTCAGATGAATGTTGCCTGAAAGCGATGTATCCAAATAATCTGTTTCAAGGGGCATGCCGCGCAGTTCATTGTATTCATTCAGATAAGCGTTCACCCATCCGACCTCTTCATTCGTCAGCTCCATATCCACGCCGCCGACCGCATCCACCAGATTGGCAAAGGCCTCAAAGTTCACCACCGCATACCTGTTCACAGAGGTTCCCAAATTCTGGTTGATGGTCTCAAGCAGCAGCTCCGCCCCGCCGTAAGCATACGCCGCATTCAGCCGGTTGCCGTCATGCCCGGGGATTTCCACATACATATCCCGCAGGAGGGACGTCATGTGAACCGTTTTCGTCCTATCACTGATGGTAAGCAGAATCATCGCATCTGAGCGCCCGCCTGAGCTGGAATCGCGCGAATCGCTGCCGATCAGGAGCACGCTGATCACGCCGTCGGACTTCAAAGGCCCGTCCGCCAATCCTTCCTGCTCTTCATATGTCATCTTATTATATACAGCGCCAACGATCAGATAAAGCCCGCCGAAAAAAAGCGCCGCCAGAACCGCCAGAATGATGAGCAGCCGTTTCCATACGGATTTTTTCTTCTTTCTTTTTCCCTTTTTCTCCTTCATTCTCTTTTCTTCCTTCCGGCCTTCCTCTCCCTCGGGCCATTCCTCCCATTCGGGCTGTCTTCGCACGCGTTCCCCACCATTGTTCCGCTTCCGGCCGTTTCTCTGCCCGCCTTCCCATTCATCCCTTTGTTCCAGCTCTCTTCTGCCCTCTAACTGCCTGCTCCTTATTTCTTCCTGCCTGTAGCCGTATGCGTCATCCATTCGCCCGCTTCTTTGCTCTCTGTCCAGCTCTTCCTCTTCCGCAGGCTCCTCAGGCCGTTCCATCTCTTCCACTTCATGTTCCAAGAAAAGTTCAAGCCCTTTCTGGATCTGTTCCATCTCATTTTCTGTGTGTTTCGCCATCCACTTTCCGTTCCTTTCCGGAAGCCATGTTGCCAAACTTACAGGACGCTTCCTTCTTCTCTCGAATCTATCGTACACTTTTCTCCGTTTTTGATCGTTTTTCAGTATAGCACAGGAGGAAAACAAAAAGGAACCGACTTCAGAAATATTTAAGAATTCCCGCCACCGTCCAGATTTCTGTTCCCGTCACCGCCCGGCTCTTCGCTTTTCTCCCGCACAAACATGCGTGCCTTAGCCTGCCCCGGATGAAACATGTACGCATCCCTTGGCATTTTGCATCATCCCATATAATTTTTTCCCTTTGGGCAAAAAAATAGCCTCCCTTTCAGGAGACCATCCGCTTCTCAGATCTATTTTAATATCAGAGAGCGATAGACGGGACTCGAACCCGCGGTCTCGACCTTGGCAAGGCGTTTGGGCTGTGGGTTAGATACTCCCGTTTGTTGATTTTTCCTGATATTTGCAAGGTTTTTCAGCAAAACAAGTATGGCCATTTATGACGGTTCTGTATATTTTCTGTCTAATTTTCTGTCTAATATTATCGTTTTTACAATCACAAACTATCATGTCTTTTTCTTTCTCTACATTGGCGTATCCTCTGCGCATTTACAGTGGGATTTTCGGCATTATATATGCACTTACTATAAGGTAGATACCCATTAACCTTACTTTCACTTATGCCTAACTTCTGGGATATTTCCGCTTCTGACATTCCTTTTTTATAGAGTTCAGATATACGCCTGCTTTCTTCCGTTTCATATGCTCCGGCGTCTATCAGCATCTTCCTGACCTTTTGTTCGCTGATGCCTAAAGCGGACGCTGTTTTCTTCATGCTGCCGCACTCATTATAATATTGTAAAATTTCTCCCCTTTTTGTTGCCATACGCCTTTTCCTATGCTATTCTTTTTATGCGGGGAGCGGTGGCAAGCCCGCCCTCCCTGTTTGCCTAGCCTTGTAAATCTTCTTTCAGGTCTTTCAGCAGTTCGTCAAGTTTCTTGTCTGTGTCTTCCTTGGTATTTTCTTCTTTCGCACTTTCCAGACCCCTGATAATCTGTTTTAACCAGCTTTTAAATTGCAAATCTGTCATTCCCATTTCTGCCATCATATCCTTTCACCTCTCTTATTTTCGTTAAGGCCTTGCCCTTCCTTAACTGTCTTTATAATATCATACTTTTATCACTTTGTAAAGAGATATTTTAAAAACTCTCAAGATTTTTTTTATCCTCTTCCGTTTGTACAAATTCCAAAATATCTTTTGGCTGCAAATCTAAGATATTACATATATTATTTAATGCTCCCAATGTAATAGCAGTATCTTCGTTTTTTAATTTGTACATTGTATTTTGGCTCAAAAGCCCGGTCTTTTTAGCCTTATATATATTAAACCCTGCCCGGTCTAATGCGTCAAATACATTTATTTTATATTTTAGCATTTTATCACCTCCGTTTTTATTTTAAATGATTATACCTTATATATACCCAAAAGTCAACGAAAATTATTATCAAAAAAAGTGACAAAAGCTATTGACATACCTTTTAAAAGTGATATAATATAATCATCAAGAGGAACACAGGAGGTCAAGACGATGAAGAAATACGATTTAAGCAAGATAATGAAAAGAGCATGGGAACTGGTTAAAAAGGCAGGCGTTACGATCTCCGATGGGCTGAAAAAAGCATGGAAGGAGGCTAAGGGAATCGCCATGAAGGGGACCGAAAAACAGATTGCATTTGCAAAGAGCCTGATTGAAAAGTTTGATACGGAAATGAATGGGCTCATCAGTGTATGTCCTGAACAATACAAGAAAAATTGGGTCGGCGTTAAAGAAACGCTGGACAGCATCTTTGCTGAGGCTTATGCTGGAGATGTGATTGACGTCCTGAAAGACAACCAGGAAAACGGCCAGAAGTACTACACAAAATTTTTTAACTGCGTGAAATTAAACGCAGAACCCTTTGCAAGAAAAATTATGGAAGAAGTTTATGGGAGGTAAAGACATGACGCTGAAAAATTACATGGATGAACATTTTTTTGATACTGTGTATCCTTGCAAGTTTATTGCAGACGGAGAAGAACTGAATATTGGACATAATGAATACGATAACTATGAGTTTATAAAAAAAGAAATCGCAGAGGCAGATGCAGAAGAAATCATTTATGTGAGAAAGATATAAGGCGGAAGGACGGCATAGATAAGGCGGAAGGATAAACCCTCCCGCCTCTTTTTTTAATATGCTTTCGTCACGATTCCGCGGCGCTTCAGCAGGTTCAGCCCCGGCCACGCTGCTTCCAGCTGCACCTTCACTGCATCTGCCTCGGCCTCTGTAAATACATCCGCTGCGGAGAGCCAATAGATTTCGGATTGCCCGATCGGCGTGGCACCGTCGTATCGTGTCAGGTTCCACTTTTCCACAACTGCGCAGAGTTTGTCCACATAGTCCAGGGACGTAGCATAGCCACCATCTTTCAGGATCTGGAACGCCTGCCGGTAGTCTTTACATCCGACGATCCCGGCGTAACGCAGCTTCCCGCCGGTTTCGGCCCCGGCCAGATAGGCGGAATGGTCTGCCAGATATGCAGCCACAGAAGGATATGCCCGGAAGTCTGCCTTGATGGTGATGTATGTGCCGTCCGGCTCCTGCTCCGCCGTATCCTTCGTATAGATTTTCCCATCCCAAGCAGACGGCCATGTGTTCCCAGATAACTCTGCCTTCATGCCGCCCAGATTGAGGGCGTTCAGGGCCAGCTCTGATTTTCCGTATCCGGATTCCAGAATGCTTTGCGCCGCCGTGACGCTGGCGAGAATTCCCGACGTTCGCATGTCCACGGCCGCGAGCTGACCGATCCAGTCCACGAACTCCGCTTGTGACATTGCCGCCAACTTTGCGGCGTCCGCTGTGGTCTCCGATGCCTGTCCCGTGATGCCGGCCACAATGGCCGCCGCCATCCGGTCAGCATTATATAGCGCCACATCCTCCGGATCATCGACAAAACAGCACTCGATCAGCATGGCAGGAGCCTTCGTGTGCCGCAGGACATACAGGCTCGGCCGCTCCTTGATGCCACGGTTCCGAAATCCCAGCGCTGCGATGCTGTCAACTACCTGCTGCGCATATGCTGCGGATACGGAAGATGTGCTATATACATACACTTCTGTCCCTGTAGTATGCCCGTCTGCTTCCGGCTGTGCGCCGGCGTTGAAGTGGATCGAGATATCCAAATCAGCCTCCTGCGCGTTGCAGGCGGCCACAATCTTCTGCAGGATGTCATTTTGACTGATGCCATTATTGCAGGTGCAGTCCCGCACTGTATGCCCCATAGAGACCAGTTGTGCGATCACCCTGTCTTTCACTGCCCGCGCCTCTGTGGACTCCCGTATAAGGCCGATTGCCCCACAGGCGACCATTCCATCCGGGTTATGCCCGGCATGCACATTAATCCTCATGGCAATTCCTCCCGTCAATCCGTTACGGTCTCCGGCAGGCCGGCCACGCTTGTCAGCAGGGACAGGATCCCGGACAGCACTGCAGCACTCCCGACCATCACCCAGTTGACCTCTCCCATGACAGCAGCGGTTCCGATCGTCGCTACCGCTGTCTGCGCTACCGTCTTAACCGCGCGGATCCCTGCCGCCCTGGCCCATTCTTTCCAGTCTCTGTTTTTCATACATATCACCCTTTCTTATAGATGCTTCCATCCGGATACCTGATCTCCAGGGACATGACCTCCGGAACCAGCTTGTCGTGGTAGATATCATCTCCGCCTGCGTCTTCATATACATTCCCCAGCTCCGTGAAGGTTTTCAGTCCATCCGGTGTGACATATCCCTGATCCATGAAACTTTTGTGAAGCTGCCACAGGGTTGTCCGGAGCGTTGCGATGGTCTTTTTATTGTCCTTCCGGATATAATCCTGCAGCATGGCCGTTATGTCTTTCACATCCGCCTGGATCTCCTGCTGTTTTTCCCGCAGTTCCGCCTGGTCTTTTGCCAGGCCGTCCCGGATCTTAATGGACTGCTCATGGTATTCTGCCTGCTTTCCCACGATATCATCCTGAACGTGTCCGATCTTTTTATAGATTTCCGCGATTTCCTTCTCTCGCTGGGCCTCCTGCAGGCTTTTTTTCTTGACGAGGCCGAGAGATTTAAGGAGACGGTTCCAGCCCTCGATTGCCATGGGGACAAGCAGGATCACCAGCGCAATGGCAACCAGCACGGTCCCCCATCCGACTGCGCCGACCCTGTCAATCAATTCAAGCATTGTCTTTTCCTTTCTTTACGCCTCCCGCCGTATTGGAAGCGGGAGGCGTAAAATCGGATTACTCAGCCAGTGCGGCCTCTACCTTCTTGCGCCACAGGACAGGTACGTCCTCCAGCTTCCAGCCCTGATTTTTGATTTTATCAACGTAAAATGCTACCATAGTGTTCTCCTTTCTCGGCTCATGTGCCATCTTACTGCTGCTCCTCAGTTGTGTTTTCGGGTTCTTCGGTGATCTCCGGATCCAGATTCAGCTCTCCAGTTGCCATGTCGGATACCACTCCGGCCAGGTCATTGATCGCACCGTCCTGGATATCCTGTCCAGCCTGCAGGTCTTTCTGACCGGCCTGAAGTTTCCGGATTGCGATCTCAACGGCACTCTCCTGCTGCAGCGTCACCGTTACAATGTCTGCGGTCTCTTCCGTGGATTCATCCAGCACGACATTCTTGTCCTTCTGGATGCTCTTGAAGATGTCATAATTTTTGAACACCCTCTGTACCTGACCTTCGGATGTCATCTGCGTGATCTTTTCCAGGTCTTCCTGGTCGCAGGAGAACATCGACTCCAGCGCGTCCAAGTCTCCGTTGTTGACACTGACCTTCAGAAGACCTCCGCCTTCGGAGATCGCGTCATAATCAAGACTTTGTGATCCGAAAGTGATTTTTTCTTTGTTCATAATTTTTTTCCTTTCTCCCCTTTTTCGGGGTAAAAAATAAGACCCTTTTAAGGTCTTTTTAACGGTTTTCTTACTCAGCTAAATAGTGAAACAGATCGTATCAACGTATATGTAGGTGGAGATGGAAAACTCCATTTTGTGAATAAGGCAGGTGCGGATTCAGTTTTAAATTTTAGCTCTTCTCAAATGCTTGGAACATTATCTCCAGTTTCATATTCTCAAAATGGTGCTGCACAACAAAGGACTTGGCAATATGATATTGCATCTAAATATGGCGGATACAATAATATTACGATTGATAATATTATTGCACAAATAATGACTGCATGTGGAGGTGCGGTATCTGGCCCGATTGGCATTTCTTATGCTTATGACCCCTCAAATGGCAGATTATCATTGACAGCCGCCATGCAAACTTTTAATGACAATGCCTCATACCCTACACTGAAAGTAGCGATTTTACGATAATGCAAATGCTTTTACAGATGTATATCCAGTTCCAGTGCTCGATGCATATACATCTATGACGCCTGTTATATTCGATAGGATACATAGGTGGTTAGAATGTACGCCTATACCTTCGTTTGTCCATCCGCCAGCATCCCATCCCGTTTGTATCATACAACTACAGCCTGAAAATGTTGTAAAATTTGCAGATTTTCCGCCCTGATACGTTGCACATACAATAACGTATTTATATCCAGCAAGACTTTCAGTGGATCGAAAACCATGATTTTGGCTGGCGTATGCAGTTAATTTTGACGATATATCTTCAACCGCATTGATTGAACTAAAAGGGAGAACTGAATCTGCACCTCCAGAATTCACAAAATGTAACTTCCCGTCACTGCCAACATAGACATTGACGGTTTTTATCTCACTACTTAGCTGATTAGCCTTGTCCATCAGCACCTTTCCCTGACGGGCATCCAATCCATATCCAGCCGCTGTTGTTGTACAGTTATTTGCCAGAGGTGGAATTGTTGGTTTCCCTTCCAGATCGCTGTAGTTTCCGGTAAAGGCTACTTCCGTCAGATCTGATAAAAATTTTACAATCGATCCGAGGAAGGCTTTAAACCTTCCTCCTGACTGTGGCAGTTTTCTGGTTGCATCTGGCGTAAATGTAACTGATGCTTCTGACAGATCTCCGCCATTGCTGAGAGGCTTACCGGATGGATCCAGCACATCCTCTGTCTCGTTTTCCAGATAAAAGATATTTCCGTTTTCGTCCGAAAACTGGGCATGCTGTTTATTTGCCATTATCCTTACCTCCTATCCAATGATTTTCAGGAACAGCTTTCTTTCCTGAGCAGAAGCATAGCTCGTTCCCACCTTAATACTGTCTCCATCTTCTCCTTTAGGGCCCTGCTCTCCTGTGTCACCCTTCGGTCCCTGTAGCCCGGGAGTTCCCTGCGGGCCTTGCGGGCCCTGTGCCCCGGTATCGCCCTTATCTCCTTTGGGACCCTGAGATCCTGTCACGCCTTTGATGCTGCCTTTATAGGCCCACTTTGCAGCAGATGCCGCGCCGGCTGTTGTACATTCGTACACGTCCCCAGTGCTGGTATTCAGGTACATGTCCCCTACTCTTGCGCTGGAAACTCCACTGTCGGAAAATACCGTACCAGTGGTAGATGTCCCAGTTACTCCTGTACCGTTGTACCACTTACTGCCCGGCGTTCCTGCTGCTCCGGTGTCGCCTTTGGCTCCCTGCGGGCCTGTTGCTCCGGTCGCGCCTTTTTCGCCCTGCGGGCCCTGTGCTCCCGTATCGCCCTTATCTCCTTTTTCACCTTTCGGTCCCTGTATACCCTGATCTCCTTTCGGTCCCTGGGGACCGGTCTCGCCCTGCGGGCCCTGTGCTCCGGTATCACCCTTTTCACCTTTCAGGGCACCGCTATCGAATTTCTCCTGCAGTGTCTGCTTGTCCGCAAAATAGACCAGCTCCGCTATGGTTTGGACATCAGCTTCCCCAATTACTTCTTCTGTTCCAGGGTTCATGATCTGCACTCTTACTTTTAATGCATCAGCCATTTTTTATTCTCCTTCCTGGATGATTTTATAGCCCAGATATGGGCTTGCCATAATTACTCCGCTTCCCGGAATAATAGTTCCACTTTTTTTGATCGTGAGATAGAATGTGTTTTTCTTCCTGTTTTCCACCGGAATTTCCGTTTCAGTCACAACGATCGAAACTTTACTGTTCTCCAGATTGATGATATCCTGCACTGTCGCGGATCCTGCAGGGTCTACCGTAACGGTTACCTGTGATGCTTGCTGGATCGCAGTCTGCATATTAAAAATATAGGCCGTAGGAGATACCGGATTCTGGGCTGGCATCTGGTCGGGGGTGATCGCCTGAATGACGGAAAATAGTACCTCATCGCCATCATTGATCTTCGCGTACAGGCCAAGCGTCTGAATCATGTATGCACTTTCTACGTTCTCGTTGCTAAATCTGGCAGTCACCTGCACAACATTATCGTTGATAACCTGTGCCATTGATGGCTGTTCTGCCTGCACAATATCCTGCAGATCGGTCAACTCTGCCAGATTTGTGCCCTCAGGGTACGCATAACTAGAAGTTTTTGCGTTGGAAAAAGTGATCGCTTTTCCACCGGTAAGAGATTCGGCGACAAGGTTTTGCCCTGCCGCCGTAATAATCGCTGATCTGTAAGTTCCCATTTTGATCTCCTTATATTGTTGTGATTCTTGTTCCGATCAGGTATCCACCCATAACTATTCCGTAAGGGTTATCGTAAACATTCTCGTAATAGACGGTTTGCTCGCAAATGCTTTGCGTGATACCACCCATATACAATTCGCTATCCACATAATTAACGGCTTCCTGTTCTGCGTCGATTTCCAGATGCGCCGGGATGACGTCCCAAAGCATATCATACAAAAAAGCAAGGGCTCCATAGTCGTCAGTTGTCAATTTAATGTATATCTTACTTGCAACCGGATCCACTTCGAGGACATAGCCATCTGGGCCAAACATATTTGTAAGCATATCGTGCAAAAAGCCGATTGAAAAAGGGACTGTAAGGCTCAGTTTTTGAAGCACTCTCTGCCTTCTCAGTTCCAATGAATCACCTGGACGTACAGTAATTTCGAGCAACTCCTCCCAGAATTGCAGCGTAATTACATCACAAGTTTGGATATAATTGTTGGCTGCAACCTGATACATAGACGTTTCAAAGCCATCCACTGCATAGCCGTGGGCCTTTAAAATCTCCCGGAATTCTATTACCGGGCGAAAATACATTGGCAGCTGTTTAAATAGCGTGTCGTAGCTATTCACCGTTTATCACCACCGTTCCAAGCACCGGAATCTGCTGAAGCTCCGCTGTTTCCGTCAGTTCCAGATCATTCGGCGAACCGTTAATAAGTACATTTGTCATGTTTACTACGGAACTTATCTGCAGCACAGCATAAATGATTCTCGCGACATAAACCATCACGGGATAGCTAACAGTATACGTCTTTAATGGCTCTCCCCATGTTCCGCATACCTCATGGAGATACTCAGAAATCTTTTCTTCTATCTCCGTTTGATATGTCGCCACACCGTCCTGGACAGAGCCTTCAAATTGTATATTGCAAGTGATATTGAGTGTCAATTCTGTGGCCGTCGTAATCGTAACCGCTGCGCCTATAGGAGCCATCCCATAGCCATCCGGCGATGGGGTGTTTCCGCCGTCTTCAGATGGGCAAATGATTTCCTGTACTTCACTCACAACGGCCGGCAACGCAGGCTTAAGGTCTGCCCCAAGGATGCTACATAAGACTGTGCCTCCCCCCTTCCATGCCGGGTATACCTGGACAGCACCCACGCCGTTAATAGCAAGGATCGCCTGCCGGTATGCTGCTATGTTCCCACCAAAAGCCTGTGCTCCAAATGAGGCAAAATAGCGCGCCCGCAGCGCCTCGTCCGTTTCTTCATCCGTTCCCGCTGTTATGATCGTTCCGATACTTGCCGACGTAAGGCCAGCGATCGCAGATACAGGTAAAACAGGCCCTGTGTAGCTGTTTCCACCTACTCCAGGCGTCTCACATGTCAATTCATAGATGTAATCTGTATCATGAGAGATCAAGTCCCCAGAAACAAAAATAAGCGAATCAGCGCCATTTATGGTTTTAAAAGTACTGCCTGCGGGGATCTCCACGTTAAAGGTTCCCTGCCGTACAGCTGCCCTTGCCGCATTCCGGGTAATGCCACGAGTAACAACGATCAAATCCAAGGCCTCTCCTACAGCTGTCACCGGATTGCTGTTTTCCTGGATCTGATTCAAGGTCATATAAGTGCCTTCCAGGTACCATGCAATCGGCCCTATAGCTGTTTGGATAATGCTTCCCTCACGCGTATCCAGATTGGGATCCACTTGCCCAAGCATCGCCTTTTCAATTTCTTTTTGCGTGTATCCACTTAAATCAAGCATTAACTGTCACCTCTTGCCGTAAGTCTCCATATACCGTATGGACATCAAATGTCACGGTAAGAGCCCCAGCTGGCCCTTCCGTAAAAACGTAATTATCAGCAGACAGGATCCGGCCATCAACCGAAAAAGCATCTGCGATGCGGCGTGGAAGTTCTGACTGAATGTAGTCCAGCGCTTCCCCAGGCAGACTTTCCAATTCAACGCCGAAATTACTGCTATATATTTGCCACCAATAACGTTCCGTGTTAAGTATGATTTCCACGGCCTGCCGCATTGCAGGGAGGCCCGTGCCTACCCCCGCGATCTGGCGAGTTGACCAATCGATCAGGAACGTGTTTGTTGGCAACTCCACATATTCGAGGGGGGCAGATACGCCTACCCCTTGCGGTAATGTTGCCATACTACCTCCTTACTGGGCTTTTGACAGTACAATGTACCGTTGTCCCTTTGAGACACGGAGCATTGCCACCTTATCGCCAACTGCAAGCCCTTCTGTCACCCTGACAGTAAGATGCGGCATATCTTCTGATACTCCATCAACATCAACGATTCTTTCCATAACAGCCGAGGTGAGCGTAATTGCGGCGGCCGGTATTGACTGCATAGAGCCCTGCACCTGGATCGATAAGGGAGAAATGCTTGTCACCGTACCGAATGCAATATCTGCCGGCTTTTGGGCTGCCTGGTTATTCTGTGAGATCATATTAAGTACATCGATCAAATCAGACAATCATATCACCTCCCAGGTTCTGGAAATCCTTAACCTCGATACTCATTGTATGGTCATCCCCGTCAAAACTGTGCGTCACTTTTTCGGCAAGTAATAGGCGGGAGATAGCAAGAGACTGAACGGATCCAAGCCTGATAGGAACAATCATCCCGGCCCGGAGCCCCGGCAAGCCCAAAGCATCAATGGAAAGCGTCTGAACTACACGATTATAATATTGCAAGTACTGCATACACATCTGTTCGATCTGAGCGGCATTCATGTTTTCGTCTACCTGATCGTAATACTGCAATAGGCCCCATTTTGTGATTGTTTCGCTGTCCTCTACAATATAGGTATCCGCCCGCCCCGTTTCGCTGTTCGCCCTAACCAGCTTTATCCGATTATAAGTGTCGCTGTCAATGTCCCTCTTGTAAGAAAAATCCGTTGCAAGGCTTCCATCCCCAATCAGAGTAGGAATCAACATATTCCGCGCCTCTGCCAATGTCAGCGCCCCGGCATTATCATAGAAAACATATATCTTTCCTGTCATATAGATCGTTTCCGCCAGCGCATCGAAAATGATATCCATGCAGCTCTCGTTTTCTTTTATGAGGCATGGAAACGCATACCCTGTATCCTCCATCGCGCCGCAGACCAGCCCGAAATCCGCTGCGATCTGCTGGATAATCTGAGGAAGCGTCATGGCTTCAAACACATAGGAAGCATTTGCCTTCAGGTATCTCAGTTGGTCATAAGCGGTATATTCCACTTCTCCGTCCCGGTTCTGTTCTGCCGTGAAAACATAGCCGCGGAACATCCTCACGCCATCTACGGCCATGTCCACGCAGCTCCCCTCCGGGATTGATATCCCATTCTGCTCCAGGACGGTGAATTTCAGCTGCCCGGGGGAATCCATCCTGTTTGTGGTCAAATCCGCACTTATAGCTGCTGTGGAATAGTCCGCAATGCCGCCCTCAGGGGACTGAACCTGTAAAACAAAACTGTCCATGAAATCACCCCACGATCTGGAGCTGGTCAGCCCGCAGCCAGCCATACGAGCCGATATGCACCGGGTATGGGTTCCCGTCGGCCATGCGCGTCACCGTTGTCTGGAGGTTATTGGCCGTCCCAAAAGGGCGAGCGCCGTAACTGTCATACCAATATTTCCCATTTGCGATCACTGTAGCCCCGACCCGCAGGACAGGCGTTTCAATGGGCCTTTCCGCAGAAGCAGTTGCCTGGGTCTGCGTCCCCGTCCCGATCAGCGTCACCACACGCGGAGAATAATCCTTATATTCCCGCAAGGTAATGCTGTAATAGATATCATCCGGCTCCCCACCCTTATCGGTTGTCTGGAAGTCGGAGATGATACACCGCATATTTGTATCGTACAGACGGCTCCGGGTTATGATAAGCCGGCCCTTTTGCTTCCCCTCCATAGCCGCCGAAAGGTTGTTAACATAGCTTTGCGGCGAGGAAGCCCCTGCATTAACATAAGGATCTGTGGTCGATACCGGTAAAAACCCCTCCCACGAAACCTCCTTCAGGGAGGGTTTGCGCTGCACTACCACCTGGCCGATTCCAATCACATCGTAATCTTTGTTGTCTGTCGGATATCTTATTTCAATTTCTTCCGGGTTGACCGGGAGCAGCATGCGGCCGCCCCCAAACTCAATATAAATTTTCGCTTCTGGTTCCAGTTGCGGCATGGCAACCTCCTTATCCGTGTGCCACGGACGTGTGGGCCGCAGCCTGTTGTATGAGGACTGCTTTTAACTTCTCGGCCACATCGTCAGCGGTTAAGTTTTTAGCAGCGCTTTCTGGTATGGACACGCTGATATTGGGGGCCAGCGTCTGCAATTCTACACTGTTCATATAACGGCGTTCCGCCAGGTCGCGGTAAAGCTTCAGATCCTCGTCAGCAAGGGTAACATCGCCCTCAATACTTTTTACTTTCCCCACGCTGCCGACATCGCCTATGCTGCCAATCGAGCCTCCAGCCCCAAGCCCTGAAAGGCTGCTGCCCAGATCGCCCACGCCTCCGGCAATATCTTCCAGGCTGAAATTCATGTTATCCATTTTAGCCCCAAAGTTACTGCCCATTTCCATTCCTGCAAGGACATTCCCTTCCACGTCCGTAGTATCCATCCGCTTGATTTTGATTTCGTTTTCGCCAAATTTTTCTGCAACAAAATCATTCACTTTATCACGGAATCCCGATACAGCCCCGGCTATGTCGCTCCCCAGGAGCGCATCGATTGCCTGTGCGGCCGTTTCGACTACCCCCAACACTGTATCGAGCAGCCCTGCAAACAAGTTCGCGATAGCTGCGACTGGATCGTTGAATACATTGGCAAAAAACTCCACAAACGTCGCGATAATATTCCACCAGTATGCAAAAACGGTATAAACGACAGTATATAACCCGCCTAAAACCCCGCCGACAACCTCACCGATCTGTTCCCAACTCACGCCCAATTGCTTAAGCAGGAATATCAGCCCTACCACAGCCGCAAAAACCAATAGCAGCGGCCAGTTAGCCATCGCCCATGCAACGGCAGCAGACGCCCCGGAAGCTAAAGCGGCCACTCCCGCAGCTGCAAAAGCTGCGGCAATCCCAAATAGGATAGGGGCTATATAATCCCAATTTTCCACCACGAAACCAGCTCCTGATTCAAGGATGCTGATCACCCCGGAAGCCGCGTCTGCAAGCAGATCCATCCCGCCTATCAGCCCATTAAGGACTTTTTCCCCTGTGTCGCTGTTCAGGAAATCATTCATCTGTTTACCAACACGCTGGAAAGCATTCATCCCGGCATTCTGTACCATCGTCATGGCGTCCTCGTAACCCATTGGGATACTTTCAAAATTTTCATTGATTTCGTCCGTTGCCGCCAGTATGGCATTTTTCACCACATCGGCAGTTAACTGTCCATCTGACGCAAGTTCCCTGATTTCTCCGATGCCAACACCTAAATAGTCCGCAATGTTGCGTATCAAATTAGGCGCTGATTCAAACACCGCATTCAGTTCTTCCCCCCGCAGCAGACCGGCAGAAAGCCCCTGCGTCAGCTGGAGGGTCGCGGAATTCATTTCTTCTTGCGATGCCCCAGCAATTTTAAACTGTTTATTGAGGTTCTCTGCGAACTGGATTGTTTCCGCATTGCTGTCAAACGCCTCTTTTGCGTTCATGGAAAGCCTGGTAACAATATTCGCTGTATCTGTATAAACAGATCGTGATCTCTGCGCCGATTGATAGATCATCTGCTGCAGTTTTGCTGTGGATTGTGCGCCATCATTGATTAGATTGAGCTTTGCGGTCATCTGAGTCATAGTATCAGATATCCCAACCAAAGTCCTGCCCAGCATTATAATTCCTGACACAGCTATAATTTTCCCGAAAGCAGAAGCAAGGTTATTTGCTGATTTTGTGGTTTTATCCACTTCCTGTTTGTGTTGCTTCTGTTTATTGATAATTTCTTGCAATGTCTGGTTTTGTTGCTCCAGCTGGTCGCCAAGCTGGCGGATAGAGCCGATCACGGCGCCGGCGGATTTACCCATTGCACGGGTAAGATTTTTGTCTAGGTTAAATGCAGTTTGCGTCGCCTGATTTCCCAAATCATTAAATGTCCGGAAGGAGGCGGAAAATCCGTCAGTAAGCCTAAGTGTTTCATTAATGACGCCCATTCTCCTTAACCTCCTTCATTTCTTTCATGATCAATTCCCACATGATGATTTTTTCCCTGAATGGGATCCTTATCGTTTCAGACGGCAACGTCCCGTGGTTGCAAAGCATGTATTGGCATAGCCGAGAATCCAGCGAATTCTCGGCCACTATTTTTTTGCCTCTTCCTCAAGTTCCTCAATTTCATCTTCGGATGTTACAACCCCATTCATGTCCTTGATCGCTTTGACCAATTTCGAATACTCCCCGACGCTAAGCATCCTTCCAGGGACGTCCAATGGATTGACGGTCTTGTAATACGCGCACAGATCAGAGTTTTTAAAATCAGGCTCCACTACGCATGCAGAGACAAGCAGCTTCCCATATTTTTCGTTATCGAGTTCCTGCAGCACCTGGCCATCCCGTTTTTTCTTCTTTGTCGCCTGTGCGAGCAGCTTATCATTTGTCGCCTGGTCTATCGCGCGGATAATAAAAGGGACGGGCTTCCCGTCTGCCCCATTAAATCTTTTAGATATTACAATCTCCTGCGTCTCTTCCATTACCGGGGGCTGCATAAACGCCCTAATATCTCCCATAACATCCTCCTTATATTCCCAGCTGAGCCGGGGTGTCGTTGAAATAGTTCAGCACCTCAATATTCGTATAAGAAAAGCCCACTTCCATTTCCAGAAAATCCGCGTCTGCATCCAACTGGGCCACTGGAAGTTTTTGCAGCTTAACATTATACAGAACCACCGTCTGTGTTCCCACGCTCGTCGCAGGATCGTCGTTTGTGATCTGCAGTGTAAAATACGGCAGGCGACCTGTTTTCAGGTACTCCTGCAGGAGCCTGAGAAAGTGAGGCGTGCCATAATAGATCGTCATGGTTCCGGTTAAGGATACGCCGGTTGTTTTCTTCTGTACCAGCGTAGTGCCGACCACTTTAAAATCCGTTTCCTGAAATTCCGCATCAGACTGGAATTTCTTCATATTGAACATTTCAATGTTCTGGCCGTTGAGGGTCATAAATGCGCTGCCTTGTTTTCCGTTCAGCGCGTCACGTTCTAACAGAAATGGCATTGTTCATATCCTCCTTTCACTCCGCTTCCACGTTAACTGATACGGTTACTTCCATGTAGATTTTTTCAACAGAATCCACCGGCTGAATCGCCACATTGACAAGAACAGAATCAATCGTTTCTCCGGCAAGGACTTCCACATCATCCGCCTCAAAATTCTGTATACCGTTGTTGGCCATCATCTCATTGAGATATCCGACAATCCATCCCCTCAGCAGATTCCGTCCAGCATCGTTGTTATCTACCTTACCGATAAAATAATTGCTGAAATACTCATACACATCATTGCAGAACTGCATAACAACGCGCATCAGGCGATTTTTTGAAAACTCCTGTCCCTTGTCCAGCGTGTATGTGGTCAGGGAATTAATATCTGTGCAAACTTTAACGGAACCAAAGTTATCAATAAAGCAAAGCTGTCCGGCCTCAATAGCTGCCTGCGCCTGTGCATCGGTAAGCTTCGGGTTCGCCTCTGCCGCATTGGGGTATCTGGCATAAGTAAGGGACTGATAATACAGCGCCCCGGCCTCTGCGCCGCCTACCCACCATGTCGCCTGCTGGGCGGTCAGCTCCGTCCCGTCGTCCAGAATCACCCCGTTATTGACGGCAATCACAAACTCGCTGTCGCTGTTTGCCGCAGTGTTCCCGGCCATGACGGCCTGACATTTCTTTCCAAGGCTGTTCGACATACGTTCCACAAACGCTGCATACGCCTGGATTGTCGTGGTGTCAGAACCATCATAGATCAGGATATCAAACTGGTAAGGTTCAATTGCAGTCAGAAAGTTGGAATAATCCGCCGTGGCAACGGTAGGATCCTTGCCTCCCGCAAGAACTTCTCCTGCGGTTTCCGTGATTTCGGTACCAGTTCCGGCAAATGCCACCCACATATTCGCCGTCAGCTGAGACAGGTCCGTAATGGTCTGCCCATTCACGATTGTTCCATCAATCACGGTAGAAACGTCATAGGTTCCTTCATTGTCCACCTGTTCCGCGATAATAACTGTGATATCATTTCCTCTGATGCCGTCATACAGGGCAGTTACGGTCAACGCACCGATTGTGGCCGTTGCTTTTGCTCCGCCTGTGCCTGCAGGACGGTATAACAGGATCTTATTCGGGCCTGCTGTGGTGTCGCTGCCTTTCATCATTTCGCGTAAAAACATTGCCTGCGGGGTGGTGATATCATAGCCGATATACGGTCTCAAATCCTCTCCCGGGATGATCGTCTGCACCACGCCAGACGGCCCCCAAGAAAGCGGTTCGGCGATTGCCACAGTACCGCGGTCGCCCACATTTGCATTGATATTTCCCTGCGATTTTACATTAATGTACACGCCGGGAAGGACTTTGTTCTGGCTCTGCCAGGTGCCTCCTGCCATCTTACTTACCTCCTTTCAGCGCCGCGTCAAGTGCGGCTTTGGCTTCATCGACCGTATATTCAGGCTCCTTCAGGATCACCTTTGCGAAATCACGCTGGTACCCCGCGAGCGCCTGGCTCTTTAAGAGCATTGCGGTCGGATATTTCTTTTCAGACTTCTTTGGTTTTGACTGAGACATTGTTTTCCTCCATTATCATCATCGGATTGGGCTCGCGTGGTACAGATACACGTTGCCGGATGTGAAACTGATAGTGCAATTCGTCGTCCTCGGTGCTGGCCTGCCGCTCATAAGTATGTAGCAGGAGAGATGAGCCGCTTGCATCAAAATAAGAGAATAACTCAAGGTTTTCGTCCAGATATTCCTGAATCGCCTGAATTTCCTCATTTCCATTCGGGATATTCCTTTGCTGAACAAATATCACCTCCAGCCCAAGATCCCGGTAAAACCGCCCATCTACCTCTGAAGTGATCGTTGATGGCATCATAAAAATAAAAAAACAGGGAAATTCTGTCCCCTGTTGGTTTGGGCTGGTGTAAACCGGATAAGCAGGATATCCAGCTTTCAATATCCCCGCTATGCAGTCAAGCACATTTGCGATTGTAAATTTCATTTGAATCTCTCCCTCACGCGCTTATCCAGTTCTGATCTGACGACTGTGCGGTATTTCCCAATAGCTTTTTCTTTCATGTGCAACCCCTGTACATAAGTGGTACGGGTACCCACAAACATACCCCCCATTGAAGGATCCACCTTTTCCAACATGCCTCCATTTTTGATAAGACCAGGGACAAAATGTTTATCCACACGGTGCCCATTGTTCACATAGCTGGCGTACTGCATATTGTTTGCGAGCGTAGTCTTTGCCGTGCTTCCTGTCATTTCGGGTGTGGTATTGCTGTCAACCGACCAGTGTTGTGCCATTTCGCCGCTTCTGGTATTCGTCCCGGCAATCTCTGAGCCATTCGGCGGTGTATTCTCGGTAGCTACCCGCACAGCCTCAATCGTTGCACCCTCGGCAACTTCTTTCATAATCTTAGGCACATCCGCACCAGCTTTTCTCAGTTCTTCCAACCGTTTTCGCATCTGGCTTCCAAAGCTCGACATAGTATCACCCCACAATGTTTTGCATCAGGAGGCCAACCTCAAGATGCTCAAGTCCAGTAAGGGCCCCACCTACCGGATCGTAATAGTGTTGTGGGTTCCCGGCAAAATACCGTTCCGGTTTTCCGCCGTGCCCCAGCGTTCCGCCACGGGTTACAAGCAGTTCATCTCCGGCAATGATGTCGACAGTAACATCGCAGGCAAGTTTATCCGTTGACTGCTCACGCGCGGCATTGCTGGTCATATTGGGGCCGTTCTTTTGGCTGCTGTACACCCTGCAGGGGATCGCAAAGCCTACCTGCTGACGCTCTTGCCGGGTGATGTTTCTCCGTGTACTGTTAACTATGCGGTATACATCCACAGTGTCCGTATACCACCCAGAAAAAATAGGATTGTTCATCCGCACCACATGCCTCCCATTCCGACCTGGCGGGCCAGCGTGACGAGCTGCGTCCCATACTGGGTAGCATTCCAGGATCCCCATTGTTCTGTCCCAGCCGTGATTGCGCTATTATCATAGCTGATCGATGTATCGCCCATTGCAGCGGTTTTTACCACTCCAACCTGCGCCGCACCGTTGGCGACCTGCGCAGGAGTGTCTGAGCCGGGAGCATACGTTTTCAGGTGCATTGCCGAGAAATGAGCCACATACAGGCCAGCGGCATAGCGCCACATGCTCCCCCAGCGAGAAGGAAGAACGCTATCATTTGCCTGGGTTATAAACATCTGCAGCATCTGTTCCGGCACCAGGCTTTCAGCTGGCTCATCCTTGCTGAAAAACTGCGGGAAATCAGCCTGGAACATCTCAGCGGCATACTCCCCTTTTTCCCCGGGCTGCGGGATATTGGCCGCAACCGCCTTAGCCCCCTGAAAATAAGGGATCATAGGATTGACATAATCATACGGCCACATGCCCGCACCTCCTTATTCGGTCTTTGATTTCCGCCTTGTTTTCGGCTGGCCAGCTTCCTTTTCCTCTTCCGATTCGACATCCGCTTTGTTTTCTGCGTCCGGGCGTATGTCTGCAGCATCAGCTTTTGCCGTAGCTTCCGCATCTGCCTTATACAGCGCCTTATCCCTGTAGGTTTCCGGGGTGGCTACCAGACCGCCCTTGATGGCACCCTGAATTACGGAGCTCTCAAATATATCCTGAGGGATCTCTCCGATGTAGTCCTTTTTTACAACGTAAGGCGAGCCATCAGCCCGCCTTACCAAAAAATTTCTCTTTGAAATTATGAACATATACGCCCTCCTGTGTCAGATCTTGTCCACATATACAATCGTCTCACCGTAAAATACTTCGACCTCAGAAACGTTTCCGGCATAGGCCGTATCGTAGCAAAAATACTGCGTATTCGGGCTGGTCATTGCTCTCGTCAGAGGAACCAGTTCATCCATTGCCAGGAAGCGTTCCTTGTTGCAGTACACGACCATTCTGTCGGAGGAGCCGTCCGCCGCAGCACCCTTGCACCATGACGTCGCACCGATAAACAGGTCAGCACCATTCTGCTTCGCCACGTTGTTCTCCAACAGGAAGGTCAGAATCGTTTTTTCTGCCAGTTCTGAAACGCGGGTGGTAGCCAGATAATTGTACTGCTCATACGGCATGACGATGTGATTCGGTACAGCGTCAAGGTCGTATTCGGCCTGCTCCCATGCAGTGAGGATCGCGGTGTTGATATCGCTCAGGATCTGATCCGGCGTTTTGCTCTTGAAGGTTGTTCCGCTGGAAGCGCCGGTTGCCGCTGCGTCCGTTACGAGTGCATCGGGATTATTCAGAAGGCCGGTGGTTCCGTAGGTCTTGAATCCCACATAGGCGTTCTCATCCATGTGCTTATCGTAAGTCATACGCAGGCCATCTCTCAGCAGGCTGTCCAGATTTCTTCCGGTCATGTTTCCGCGCTGCATGTCGATCCACTGCACACGGGTTCCGGCGGCGATCATGTGGGTCTTAAATAGGCCCTTGCTAAAATCAGCCTGTACCATCGGGATTCCATTTGCGCCGGCAGATGCAACGATACCCTCTCCGGAGCCTCCGGTAATTCCATATCCTACCTGCATAGCAGAAACAAATTCCGCCCAGCCTCCGCCGACACGGATTGGAAGGTCTCTGGTGTATGTGAAACTGGTAAGCGGAGTGCGTACCATCATATTGCGCTTTTCCAACTCTGAAGTCAGGAAAGCCTGCCCGGATGCGATACCGTTTGCGTCCATTGCGAAGGCTCTGACCGGTCCGCTGGCCGCCCTGTCAAGTGTTGCGGTTCCAACATTTTTGAAAGCCATTGTTATTTCCCTCCTTATACATTGATGATAGTCATGATGCGCATTTCCGCAATCCCGTTCGCATCTGCGCCGCCTTTCCATGCGCAGTTTGTGAGCTGTACGGAATTGGTGCTGTCAGCAGCCGCCTCGAGACCGCCCACAACGGCATTGGGGTAAGTGCCGGTGTTCAGTTTTACGCGCATATACACGGCACCTCCGGGTGCAGGAGTGCCGTTCTGGCAGTATACATTGACACAACCGCGTTTCATTACAGGAACTGCCTCGCCAGGATGGTACTGGCCCACGTTCTGGTTAAGATAGTCCGTCGCGGACTTAATCTCACGCACTGCGATTCCCATAAACTGAGCGGCGGTGGATGCATCGCCGGGAAGCGTTACGGACGCTGCATTTGCAGAATCCCTTACAACGGCAACGCCAAAAGGTACGGCTGCGGCGCCGGCCAGTGCATGAGTATCAATAACAGAATCAGGCTGGCGGGCATAAGAGCCTGCGTAGCCGTGGGGCATTGTCTTTCCAATTACCTGTCCATTCATGGTAGTTAATCCTCCTTCTTGTTTTTGTGCGGGTTCCGGGCATCATAGAGTGCCTGGATTGCATCAAGGTCCGCCTGCGGCTTATTGTCTGATGTGTGCTGTGCGTTCTTCTGCGCGGCCTGCATGATCTTGGCAATGTCAGACGCGCCATCCTGTGCAGTTACGCACTTAATCAGGGCATCAGACACAGCCCTGCGCTGCGCATCGTCCTTGATCGCGGCAACAGTGGGCCTCATAGCCTTAAGGATTCCAGCGGCAAGCGCCTTGTCCATTCCACCGCAATCCTTTCCGGTATCCATCTCTTCCGCAGGCACTACATGCGCTTCTTCGCTTACTTCGCCGCCCGTAAGCTGTTTGATCGTTTCTTCGATTGGATCGTTGTCAGCCTCGGCCGCTTCTTTTGCTGCTTTTCTCGCAATCAACTTCTCAAGCAGCCCATCCAGTTCTGCATCATCCATGTTGTCAAACAGGCCGCCGTCTTTTGCGGGTTCCTTCTTCTCAGGCTCAGGCTCTTTTTCCGGTTCATTCTTGGTTTCCGGCTCCTCATCCATTATGGATGCAGCATCCTGCGCCATCTTCGCGATTTCGTCCGGCGTTCTATCTTTCGCCGCCAGGCCGAACAGCTCAAGAATTTTTTTCTTCATAGTTCCTTTCCTTTCTGGCGGTTCTTCCGCCGGTTGAATTGTATCTGAATCTAAAATAGCAGCCCGCTTCCCGGCTCTTCCCCGGTCAACAACTGCTACATGATTCCCTCTGATATTTTTTTGGTTATACGTTCCGTCCTCGTTCGGTTCGTATTCGCATTCATAACCGCAGCTGATCTCACGTTTTCCGTTCTGGATCGCATCGATCAATTCCCGGTCATGAATATGCAGATCAGCAAGAATATAATCTGACCACTCGCCAGTTCCGCGTCGGATGTTTTGCACATGGCCCTTTTCGTAGATTGCTACATCATCCGGGCCAATCAGGTCGGGAGGGTGATCGTTTGTCGCAGGCTTGCCCTCAAAACTTGCCAGCGCTGCCTGGGCAAAGACCTCTTCCGGATTTCTGTGCACCGTTACGATCCGGTCGGCATCCTTTCCGGTTAAGCCGATTTCATTGCCCATATATTCCTGATCTCCCGTCCGTGCAATCGGAACATTCCGGCAAATCAAAAAGCCCTCGCCAGTTTCCAGCTGGTTAGGGCTTATCGTATATCCATAATATTGCAACATCACTCAACACCTCCGGTCTGCTCGGAGATCGTCCCGGCCTGGCCGGTCGTATATTTCACGATCATATCCTCGATAATGACGGCGTGATCGCTTTCGTCTTTAAATATTTCGATTAGCTTTTCTTTGTCCGCAGCTGTAGGTGCCATAAGGAGCATCGCGGCATATAACCGTTGTGCCTGTGCCTCTTCGGCGGCGGCCTTCTGCAAAATCTTTAAAAATTCCTCAGTCACTCAGCGCCTCCTTAATTTTCCGGTTCTGTTCCCGGTATTCAGCCTGCAGTTTCTTATATATTGCATCGTTCGCTTGTTTGTGCTTTCGAAATGTCTCAAACGTCTTATAAGCCTTGTCCCCCAGTACAGCACGGTATTTTCGCCACTGCTTCATGTCTGCGAGCAGTTTTCTTCGATTCCGTTCTTTTTCCTGGTATGCTTTGATCTGTTTTTTTGTCCGTGGATCACGGCTCAACGGATTGAGCATGGGATCAGAAAAGGCAATGTCCTTCCTGATCTGCTCGTCCGTCTTCTCTATAGTGGTATACTTAATTAGGCTATGCAGGCAATTCGGGTGGATGTTGAGGTAAGTATTGCTCAGATCATCCGCGCCTGCCGGATCAACCTTTCCGAAAGCGAGTGTCAGCGGAGGGAAATTGGGATTCATTCCGCTTTTGCTGTACACGCGCCCTTCCAGCGGGGCGCATACCGGGCAGGTGCTTCCAATCTTGACAATCTGCCAAAGATCCCATTCGTCTTCCGTGAGTACTGCAGCAACTTCTGCCTGTCTGGCAGTTGTCCGGGTGGCCATGTTGCAATAATCATACAGCGTCCACTTTCTCCCGGCCTTATCCACAAAAGCTGTGATCCCCTGATTCCTGAGTTCCTGCGCCATACGGGTACTGGTCTGCGTCCATCCAGTTCCTGCAGCCTCCTGTCTCAGAGCCTGATGCAGGGCAGCTTCCCGAAAAGGATCGGCTTCCAGCCTCGCCAGTGCGTAGAATCCCTGAACGGTCTTATACGCTGTTTCTGCGGCCTCTGCGATTTCCCCGATCAGATTTTCAGACAGCTGCGTTACCACCGACATCTGCGGAGAGGTAAGCGTTCTTGCGTTACGATAACCCGCCGCATCCTTTTCTGACCGATAGAATATCTTCTCAACCATCTGCGGGACATACGTCCACGTTTCATCCGTCATATTCTGCAGGATTGCCTGTACCCTTTCCAGGGCGGCCACTTCTGCATAATCAACATATCCGGCGGCACGCTTACGGGTAATCTCATCAATGATCTGCCGCTCAGTGCGCAGGAACAGCATCCGCAGATGCCGCGTCAGGTCTTCCGTTTTGGGAGGGCGTATCTGTATTGGCATACGTTATCACACCTCTTCGCTCGGTTCTCTTGGCTGGTTTTCCGTTAGTTCCAACCCTGCCAGTGGGTCAGCCATCAAGCGGCTGTTTGTGTACGTCTGTCCACGCGCCGCCTCAATAGCCTCGTCAGAAATTTTACTGTACATGCCCGTTTCCTCGCCAAGTGCCTGCAGCTCTTGTTGCGCTGTTGCGGCATCGATGAGGTCATTCTGGTACACAGCCAGCACAGCGTTTGTTTTGCGTTCTGCAATCTCTGCGATCTCCTTCGCATCCGGCGTCCACATCGGCGGGAAATCAATGTCCAGATCATCCGGGATCACTCCCCAGGCGGACAGAGCCATCACCGGAAGCAGACGTTCAATCACCTGCCGGAATTCGTTTTCCCGTAGGCCATCGATATAATCATAGTAATTCTGCATGTCGCTCTCACCGGTAGCGTTCAGACCGGCGGGAGAGCGGCCAAACAGCTTTGTAACCGGTGTTCTCGCAGCCCCGGCGACATCCATCATCATCCGGTCATACACTTCGGGCAGGCCGGTAAACGTGTATTGCGTGTTATGAATCGCATCTCCCTTGTTAATAACCCGCGTGCCAAAATTGCTCTCCATCATCGACTGCGCCGCCATCACATTCCAGAAACGTCGCTGCATTTCCGTGTTTGCGGTGCCGAGTAGCTGATCCAGCCCGTCTACCTCCATGTAATTGATGTTTGCCCGGAAGGTCAGCGCCGCAATATTGGCCGCCACATTATCATGCTTTACGATCTCATAATAAATCGCCTCAATTTCCGATTCGCCCCAGTACAGTTCTGTGATCTGCTCCAGCCACGGAAGTTCTCGGCCGATGAAGCGTACCACGCGGCTGTGATGCACACGCGCCACCATATAGCCGCTGGCCTCGTCCCTGATTGTATAATACGCTGGCAAGCCAAAATCCGGATCTGCGGGGTCTGTTACGATCTCCCCGTCTGGGTATACACCGCTCCACCTGTCAAGGATCTGCAGCCCCAGAAAACTGTCCGGCATCACCGTGTCCAGGTCAAGCGGCTGGCTCAGATCATTCTGGCCCTTGATGAGCATCACGCCAACTGCTCCGCCATACAGCCGCCCCCAGTACATCCCCAAAAGAATCTTTCTCCGAACTTGTGTTCTGCGCTCTAACTTCGTCATGCGGTCAATCCATTCTGGAGCAATTCCGCTTTTGATCTCATACCATTTACGGACAATATCGTTCGGGATGGTAGCGACAATGTTCTGGACGATCCAGTTATCTCGGTACAGGCTGGTCAATAGCTCATAATTCTGCGTCATGCGGGTAAGTGGATAGCTTGTGGCCTGCATGAGATCCATTGTCCCAAAGCCTAACCGCGCTGCAGGATTTGAGAAAGCGTCCATTGTATTAACAGGAACCTGCTGATTATTATTCAGTTTTTGCACGCGGGTTCTTTTCTTTCCCATGCGCATCATTTCCTTTCTATGTGCCTACCCGCCAAGCGGGAAGGGCGTTTATGCGGTACCGGAGAGCATCCGGCCCGTGATCTTTCTGTTTTACAGGTTTTTCTTCTCCACGTTCCTGCGCCTTATCATCCCAGACGTATGATTGCATCTCTGATCGCAGCCCCGTGCACCGACAATTAATCTTTAGCTTTCCGAACGCGAGCATCGTTGCTACTTTACGAATACCGTCAAGAACCTCATTATCCGCAGGCTTTACGACCCATCCACGGGAACGCAATTCCTGAATGAATGATGCTGCGGAAGGGTCTACAATGATAACACACTGATCTTCTGGTCTGCCGCCCATAAACTGCGCCATATCGTCCGCATACTCCTTATCTGTTTTCTGCGGATGGCCTGAACGCTGCGCCTCTTCCGATCGGCTGTCCCAGCGGTATTCCCTTTCGATCCAGATTGTTTCTCCGTCGTCCCACGTTTCCAAGAATACACAGGGGTTCGCGGTACCGTAGTCCACTGAGATCATTTTCTGTGCAGTGTTTGGGATATGAGGGGCAAGCGCGCTATATGTGCACTCATCTGAAAACATGGTATAGATCAGTCCCTCAGCTACCGCCCACAGACCTTTTATGTACCGCAAATAGAATACCCCAGCATACATGCCGCGGTAACGCGCCTTGATCTTTTCTGACAGGCTCAGGTTGTCGTCCATCGTGAAATGCAAATAAAGGCATTTTTTCTCTTTACACTTATCAATCCAGTTGACTTTAAACCAATGCAAAGGCCCACCTGGATTGCAGTTGAACCAAAATTTACTCCCTTCTACGGAGCAGCGGCCTGTTGCCTGGTTGACAAAGCTTTCTGGCATCAGCGCTACTTCGTCGAAAAAAGCACCGGCTGCCGTGATACCTTGCACCAGGTCTTGTGAGCCCTCATCTTTCCCGCCAAAGATATAAAAATAATTGGTTACTCCTTTTCGGGATACTTCCAGCATGTTCGGCGTTTCGCCAGATATGTGATGGATGCAGTGATATCCCCGGCTCCGCAGCATAGTCTTCAGGTTCGTGAGCACGTTTCGTTGGAAGGAACTGATCGTTTTTCCGGCCATGATGAAATTCTCGCCATTGAAGGTCTCCATTGCCCAAAATACAAAGGATAACGACATGGAGACCGTTTTTCCGGAACGAATAGCCCCGTCCGCAATGATACCCTCGTAATCTTTAACCGGACTATGTTCTGTCCACCAGTTGAACACCATTCTCTGTTTTTGGGAAAATGGTTTGAACTTAAATATTGCTTTCCTCTTTGCCTTCGTCATTTTCTTCTTCGGGCTCCTCTGGACTGTCAAATTCCTCCCAGTCTTCAGCCGCAGTTGCTTTCAGGGCATCTATAAATCCGTCGTCTTGTTCTTCTTCTGTATCCTTCTGGCCGCTCTTCGCCTTTACCGCAGCCGTCCGCGCTTTCTGCTCTTCTTGGTCTGCCTCTGTCCGATCAGATTGACCAGAGTATTTTGCAATCGCCTCATAAGCCTTGACATTACCGGCAAGCGCCTCTTTAATCATCGCCATATTAACAGCTGCCTCAAGGGTACTATCAAGCCCAAGGGCCTGCAGTATAGGCGTCCATTCTGGGCTGTCAATCTCGGCAGTAAGCAACAGGTTAAGCGTCTTTCTAAAATTGGCTTTCCGACGCCTGGCCTCTCCCGATGCCTTCCCGCCTTTTCTCCCACTCTCCCGCGCTTCCTCCGCGCTTCGGAACTGATATGGTATTATGTTTTCGTGTCCATGCGCCATTTCACCACCTTCCCATCTGGCTCGTTATGCAACATAAAAAAGGCGGCAACAACGCCACCTCTAAATCGTCGGTTTGGGGACTATCCCAATCCTGCTATAAATCCCGCAAAAAGAGCGCCCGGCTGGCAAGTACCGGACGCCCTTAAGAGGGGAGTGGAATTGTTATGATTTCAGAAAAGGAGTTGCCCTTCCTTCTGTGTCCAGTTTACACTATAACATTTTTAAAACGGACAATCCGGACAAAACGGACAAACTTTATTGGTCTTTCATAAATCTTTCAAATTGCTTTCTTACTCCCTCGCCTGTTGTCTTTCCTCCGAGCTGGCTTGCAACTTCCTCCCATGACATTTTATCAAATTGGCTCCACCGAATTATCCTTTGCATCCGCATCGGAACCGTCAGCATCCACTGCTCCACCTGTGTTTTTATCTCCGCTGCCTTGGCCTTGCGCTGCTCTAATAGTTCTTCTTCCTTTCTTTCTCTGACATCGTCCTGATAGGTAAATGCCGTTCCCTGGATTTTAAAGTGCTGCTCCTGGTATGGAAATTCTGGGTTACTCCCCTTTACGTTCGTCTGGATAATTGTCTTTCGCTTTTTCCGTAGGGCCCGGAGATCAGCCTCCGTCTCACGGATCAAAGCGCATGCGTCTATGTAGTCCTGTAAAATCTGCTTATCCATCGGTATCCCCTCCTTCCGCCATGTCAATCAAGCAACTGGCCATCGTATCTCATCTTTGCACATGCAATCACCGCCGCTATGTATCCTGCTGCCAGCACGGCGATAATGGCGCCGACAGCGATTAAGATTATCTTAGGCATTTAGTTCCTCCCTCCGGTTTAAAGTTCATCCACAATACTTCCTTTCGCGTAGATCCTGATTGCGTATATGTATCTATGCTTTCTTTGTGCCACCCTTTTAACAGGTCGGCATAAAGATTGCTATCATACCCAGATAAAATTACCGGGCCTTTGTGGCTGACAAGCGCTCCGATCAATTCTTCGTGCGCTTGATTATCCATCTCGTGCTTGTATTGTTTTCGGCATCTTGTCTCAAGTAAATACGGCGGATCCGCATAAATAAGCACATTGGGGTAATTAAATCTCTGTATTAAATCTATAGCTGGCCTATTATCAACCTGCACTCCTCGCAGCCGTTCAGCTGCCTGCAGGATCTGCTCGGGCAATCGGCACCATCCTAATGCCGCGTATGCCCTTTCGCGTCCTTGCACGTCGTTTTTCCACCCAACTTTCTCACCGCATGTCCTAAAGCCGTGTCCCATATTTAACCTGGTATAAAACTTTACTGCCTGATCCAGACTGTCCTTTGGCATCTCACTAAATGCCTTTTCATATTCCCCTCTTGCATATGGCGTATAATAAATAGCATGTGCAAGCTTTTCTGGATCGTCGCGGATCCATTCAAATAGATTTACCACATCACCATCAAGGTCGTTTATTGTTTCTATGTGACTGCGGGGCTTATTAAATAACACTGCTCCGCTTCCAAAGAATGGTTCCAGGTAACTATGGTGTTCCGGGAAAAAATCTATTATCCATTTGGCAAGTCTCCATTTGCTGCCTGGGTATTTTAAAATTGCATTCATTTTATTTCTCCCAAACCGGCATCTCCACGACCATCCCCAAATCCTCATATACTCTCCGCTTAATCTCGTCCAGGGTGATCTTGTCAGCCTCAAAATCCTTGTTTAGCTGCAGCATACCGTTTACAAATCGTTCCGCCCGTTCCTGCCTGAATCCGAATCCATCCCGCAAAACATATAGGCTCATCAGCATATTAGCCGAAAAGGCGCTTGCTGCTGCTATGTCCGCGCGGATACGGTTTTCTTTCATCTGGCGCAGGATGTCGGTTTTATTATCATAGTGTTTCTTGCTCATCTGGCACCGTCCTTTAATAGTTCACCTAAGCAATCGTTCCATCCGCAAATATAATCAAAATCTTCATGAGCATTCCTACTGTCTGATTCTAATTTATCCGGCACAGGCTTTATCGGACACCATTCTGGCCGTGCATTGATATCATGGATCCTTTTTATCATAGCAACGCAAATCACTTTCCCGATGAGCGTTCCGCACATTTCGCATCCGTCACATTTATCTGGGATATCCACCACAATGATTCCTTTGCTCATTCAATCCCGCCCCGATATCCCTCATTTATTGCCCGTTCAATCCTCTCAAGTTTGCAATCAGAGCAAAACATATTTTGGCACTTTTGATCTGATATCTCATCACAGGTTGATAATACCTCCCGGATCCTGCTCAATACCCTTTCAGGATTGTAGTCGCTCGGCCTGCATACCACTGTGTCTCTCATTACGGGAGCACTCCCAAGCCTGTCCCTTAAGCGATTAACCTTAAGGTCAACAGCCGCCTGTATCTCGTTATCGTAGTCATACATCATGATCACCTGTGCCACGGTAATAAGGACGTCTGCTGCTTCCTCAATGATGTTCTCCCTCATCCTCCGGATATCGTTTACTGTCCCAGATGGGCATCCGCGTCTGTATTTGAGCAAAGCCTTTGTCAGCTCGCTCATCTCTTCGATCGCCATGTCAATCTGCGCCCTGTTACCGTATTTACTGATAGCTTTTTGCAGCACTTCCGGATCCTTGATCTCTGGCAACACTGATTCCGGGGTTACTGGTATCTTTATGTATGCCATGCCAGCCTCCTTTACTTACTCGATTGTTTCAACATTAACCGGCGTCGGCAGCCACATTTTAGGGTTAAAGTTAAGTGTGTATTTATATTTGTCCACTTCCCCCGCCGTGATATCCTCAACAACGTACGTTACGTTATCGCTTAACCCTATAAAGTGCTTTTTGTATTCCCCGTGCTCGTCCTCTACGACGATCTCAAGCTGGTTGTCAGTCGTATCAGCTGTAATCGACATCTTCCCCGTCATTTGAAAAAGGACGTCCCCCTGCAGGCAATTAATAACCGTTATCTGACGTATATCATTAAAGTTATCCGCCTCCTGAGAGAGGTTATAGGACACTCTATCTGCCTCGTTGCATGCTACCATCGTCATAGCTGTAAACAGTGCCACAAATGCAAAACCTATAATTGTTTTTTTCATTCTATTACCTCCTGTATGTGTGTTAATTCTGCCCCTCTATCGGCTCCAAAACGCTGAGACGCGGCGTGTAATAATGCCTAATATTCCCATCTTTACCTGCTGCCACGGCCACAAGGGCCCGGTCGTTTTTGGATATGGCCGTATCAAACTTGATATGGCTTTTCTTGGCCCCGGAAGGGATAAACTGCTTTGCATTAACCCCACTCGGGATAACTTTCAGCACAACCCCTATTTTCTCCCTCCCGATACCCATTGCCGGGCTTTTCCAGCGCACCTTATCGCCTTTCTCTATCTCGTTCCTACTCTCAATCATTACCCATTCCTCCCGATCGTTCTCACATTCATTCCGTCTACCTCGACACGATCATTCACAGTAATAACCAGGCATTCCTTCCCGTTAATATACATAGCTTCCACCAGATCCAGCCTGTCCGGTGCTACTTCGATTTTTACGTCCGGCGTCTCAATCCTAAACCGGCGGCTGCATGCTATGTTCTGCAGTGTCAGGGTACCAGTTCCTACTGCTGCAGCATATCTCTGCTCAAATGCCTCCATCTTTTCTTCAGGTACCCCACATTCTTCAAACAACCGTCTCACATCTTCCTGGGACAGCATCACCGGAGCAGGAGAATCCTGCGCTTCCGCGGCCAGCTCTTCCAGGTGCTCATGGATTTCTGCTACCTCTGCATATCCTGCACCTTCTCCGAGCACATCAGCGATCAGCGTATGGAATGCGTCCTTCTGGCTTTCCGCAGACAGCTGTACCGGACAGCCGAACATACCCTGGATGAAATCCGGCTGAAGCTCTTCCGCTTTCCTGGCATTATACAGCATCCCATGTAAATCTGCCTGGCGGTCATTAAAGGCCGGGAACAGGAAGCCGTGCAATGGCTCTTCTACTACCCAGTCCCGGATCCGGTTCTCTACCCGGTTTTCCTGCGGCTGATATGCCAGCCCTGCCTTAGACAGCTTAACCGGGCAGATACATCCCAGTATGTATTCATATACCTCCTCAGAGGCATCGAACATTTCCCTTCCGTCAGAGGACTTCCCGGGAGTATCGTAGGTGCCATGGATCAGGATGATATAATAATTTCCCGGGCAGAAATAATTCTCGATCACTTTCTGGTAGAATTCATTCACCAGATAATCATTACTGAGCTGGCTATCCCGGAGCCTCAACAGAAAGTCCATTTTGCCGCCCGCTGCTTCTTCTTCCCGAGGGAATTCCAGATTCAACAAATTCTTTCCCAGATGGCCAGAAAGTGCCTTTTTGAAAATATTGAAATACTTGAATACCTCTTCTTCCGGCAGAGAAAGAAAGGCTTCTTTCATCGTTGCCCGGATGTTCTTCTCACCGTCCACATAACAGCTGCAGATCCGGTCGATTGTGCAGTGCTCTGCACAAAACTGCTTTTTGATTTCAGCGACCTCTTTTTTATTCATGATCTTTCCTCCTCATCGAATGGTTTCGTAGATCCCCTTCTTTGTGTTCCAGGATACCGCTACGGGCTGATCGCAGTTTAGACAGATCATATCGAACATATCCTCCTGCTTATTTGTCCTGTATCGGAATGAGGATCCACACTCACAGTTCACATACAACGGCACCAGATCCTCCACCGCAAACGCAGAGCCGCATTCCCTGCAGGTAAATTCCGTGATGGGGGTTTTGATGTTGAGCCCTCTTTCTACCCCACATTCCGGGCATTTCAGGTAAAGAAATCCCTTGTAACCTTCAAGCTTTGGGAGGGGGGGCGCCATCTTGGCCAGTTTCTGAACGTTTTCCGCACCCTTTCCTGGCTCCGACATAACAGGTTTTTCGATCGATTCATCCAGGCCCAACACTCTGCTGGACAACTCCCGGAACAGCCACATTGCCGTTTCATCGTCATAATCCCTTACTGCGCTTGCTCCCAGTATCGACACTCTTACTTTCATGATTTTTCCTCCTTAAGCATTTCTGATGGGCGTATATTTCACTTCCCCGCTTCGTTTGTGTCCATATATATGCCTCTCCTGACATGATCTCCTTCCCACACTCCACACAGTACCGTGGGATATCGGATTTTTTTTCTTTCTTTTCATTCCTCATTCGTTCTGCCTTCTTTCTTCCTGATGTAGTATTCCTGTACTGCCCGGAACATGTCCCGCATCAGCAGCTCGGCATTCCGGTTCACCTTCCGGTACTTCGCCTGCAGCGCATACCCGTCTTCCACGAACTTCTCCCACTGCTCATCTGTCAGCTTTTCATATCCATACTTTTCAGTCAGCCTCCACATATCACGCTGGAGGTTATAAATTACTGTCCGGTCGTCCATACGCACTCCATAGTTACAATTTGTCAATGAGTTACATCACGGTTACATCTCCGGTTACGCAAAAAACCTCGTATTTATGCGGCGGTTACAAGGTTACAATTTTTTCTGGATTCCTTATAAAGGGAAAAATAAAATTCTGAAAATCTGTGATTTCATTTTTTTCTCTATATAGCATGATTTTCAGCTGTAACCTTGTAACTTTGTAACCGATGCCAATTTCCCCAGTAATTATGTGGGTTTGCACGGTTACATATCTGTTACCATTGATGCAACCATGTTGGTTAAAATGGCAGCCTTTCATCTTCTGCAATCTCTTCAAATCCATCATCGTCCGGCATTTTTACCCAGATGCAGCGGATAGCTTTGCCAAAAAACTTTTTGTTTTTCGTCTTGCTGTCGCCTTGCATGGCTATCAGATTATTCTTTGATGCCCAGCTCAGGAAGGATTTTTTTGAAAAGTTACCTTTTTCGCAAATGCGGGAAAACGCATTTGGCTGAATAATCACATACCCGTTCTCGATACAGCCCCAGACCTCACCTTTATAGTCCCCGGTAAAGGAATCCGGTTTAAATTTATTGATGTTGATCTCAACTTCGCTCAGGATATACTCATAAGCCCTTTCATTTTCGCTCAGTTCCTCCCGGCTGATCAGGACGCGCTTCGCTTCCTCCAGAGGGATGCACTGCCCATCCTGGAACAAGTAGTCCGTGGCAATCCGGTCGGCTGTCAGGACAATGGACAGGGAAATACTCTGCTTCTCCATCTTTTCATCATCCCGCAGCTGCGCCTGGAATTCCGCCTGTATCTCCCGGATGGCGTCCGGCCCCAATTCCTTTACAACCTCAACGAATTCTTTTCCTGCAAAACCGTAATGCTTTTTCAGGATATCTGCTGTCAGCTGGGGATTCTGATACGCCTTTTCTCCGCATTCCAGTTCCAGGATCCGGTTCATGGCCCCTCCCTGGTTCACATAGGAGGACAGCGGCCGTTCCCCATTCGTCAGGATCACGTTCCGCCAGCGGTTCTCCCTGCGGATCCCCAGTTCTTTGTCAGACCGGCTCTTCCCCTTTCCGGAGCACAGGTCATATACGATGCCCTCAAAATTATCCCGGATGCGATCCGACGTCTTGCTGGTATCATCCAGCATCATCGGAAGATTGTTCAGGAAGTCCGCGCGGGCTTCCAGCGCGACGTCTGTAGATTTAAAATCACCGATGTAATTGCTCTCGTCTGGATTCGCCCACACGGAGCAGGCCAGCATCAGGCTCACAGTCTTTCCGCCTTCTGTCTCGCCCCACAGGTCTACAAAAAACGGCAGGCCTCCCAAAATGGAGAGCAAGACGCTGGCAAAGGATGCTGCCAGCATAAATTTCAGTTCAATCCTCCCGGTGGCACGCAGCTCCTTCACATGGTCATACCACCGCTCCCGGCAGCCGTGCTCCTGAATGCTTTCAAACGCCTGCTTAAAACGGCTGTCTCCGTCAAAAACGATTTCCGTATCATAGGGGAGGAAGCCTCCCCGGATCCATCCCAGCTTTGAGCTAGAATACTGCACGCTGATATATTTCTCATTCAGGTTTTCCACATCCGACAGGTAGCGCACCAACAGCTTCGCATTCTCACTGGTCACTGCAATCCCTCGCCCGGACAGCGCCACGATTTTGTTGGCGGAGGTCACGAGCGTTTTAGGGACGATGATTTCTTCCCATTTCCCGTTTCGTTTATAGGCCAGCTTTAGCTGCTCTTCTCCTGTTTCCAGATTTTTAAGGCGCTCTATCGGTAGAATGGGGTGATAGCACGCTACCACATCCGGCCTGCCAGTGTCTTGCACCCATATGCCATCTTCCCGGGCGATCCAGGAGCCGCAATACATCCGGTCATAAGGCCCCTCAAAATTTGTCCAGTTATCCAGGGACTGCAGCGGCTTCTTTTTTGCCGCTTGCTGCAGCTGCCGCTCCACTTTTTTGTAGGCAGATACCATTTTCGCAAACTTCGTTTTTACCCCCAGTTGAGCCGCCCGGTCTTCCAGGGTTAGCAGTACCTTGGCTTTATGGATTTCGTCCTCGTCAGAAAACACCTCATCCAGCGTTTCGTCCGAATAGACATCTTCCGCCGTCATGGACGCTATGTTTTTCACCTGGCCTCACCTCTTTTCGTTCAAATATTCCAGCCTGTAAATCACCTTCTGCCAGGCGTTGTACGCGTCACACCATGCATCAGACAGCGGCTGGTATAGCCTCACACACCAGTACAGGTCATTGCTCTGCCGGATCAGTTCCTGCTTCTCCTGCCGCTCCCGGGCTTCCCGGTTCCGGGCCGCCTCCTGGCCCTTCTGCCGCTGGTATGCCAGCCGGCGCTTCCGGAAGGACGGCTCTTCCCCTTTTTCCGGATATGTGCCTCCAAGCTCCTCAAAGGCTTCCCGGAAGGACAGGTTTTCCATCCGCTGCACAAAATCGAACACATCGCCGCCCTCTCCGCACCCGAAACAGTAATAATCTCGCTCATAAATCCGCATGGACGGCGACTTGTCCGCGTGGAACGGACAGAGGATAAATCCTCTCCGGTTCGGCTGCGGCAGCCCGTATCGGCCAAGAATATCTCGCATGGTCGTGTTCTGCTTGATCTCTTCCAGTGTCATGCCATCCCGCCTTCCCATGCGTCAAAATAGCCCGTTTCCAGCTTTTCCTTCAGATCTCGCTTCAGAATCTCATAGATCATTCTCGACGAAGTTTCCTCTCTGCACATGACCAGCTGCAGGTCATACCTGATCTGCCAGGCAAGGATGGAGGCCAGGTACGCATCCGGGTTGTACATGCTCCGGTACTTCCCGTTCAGCAGCTTCTCCCAGGTGGCGTTTTCCACAAGCAGATAGATCCTTGCGTCGTTCTCTTTTGCCCGGACAAACTCTGCTTCAAACCGCTTTCTCGATCGCGTGAAGCATCCGGCCAGCTCATCCAGGTCCATTTTTCTTTCAATCGCCAGCGGCGCGGCCACCTCATGCCCTGAATACTCCAGGAAACGTTTCCCATCCGGCAGGACGAAGTTATACGCGTAATCTCCATACGCGAGCGCCTGCCGGACGTGAGCACAGGGAAAGCGGCCGTACCGTTCCCGTGCTCTTTTTGTATCCTGCTCCCGAGTGTCTACCATCACGACCATCGACCGCAGGCAGTCCTCAATCTCGAAATGATTCATAACCATCACCTAAAATGGGAGTTCTTCATCAATTCCATCCGGGATATTCATGAAGCCGTCCGCATCCGGTGTCTGGCCGGTTCCTCCTCCGGTATGGTTCAGTAGGGTATCGTCAGGAATCTTAAATTTCCCATCCCTGATCCGCTGTGCATCGATCAGGCTGTGGCAGTTTGTGAAGAATCCATGTCGGCCGTTAAAGTCGTATTCCTTGTTGTTGAACAGGCCGCCGATCAGTTTGCCTTTCAGTGTCTTTTCATCCCAATTCCAGTGGTATCCCTGATTTGAGTTCTCAAACGCCTCCATGACCGTTTTGAAACGGCGCTTTGTCCAGACATCCTTTTCAGAACCATCATCCCGCGGGCAGTACAGCCGGTATGTTCCCTTCCATTTCTTGTCTTCCTGTGTCTGCGCGTCGAAGTTTCGCTTATAGAAGCCGGCCTGTTCTCCCTCCACGATATCAAACGCGATCACAAGCACATCGCTGTTTCCATTCCTTCCTTCGTCCAGGCGCACGTTCTGCACCTTCAGCACATACCCTCCGGCCGGGAGCCGCTCATTGTCAGAATATGCCTGGGTAGATTCATAATCATTCCATTTTTTCATGCTGTTTCTCCTCAATAATCTTTTAACGCCTCAATGACGGTGGTAATATCGTTGTCGATCTCTTTTTCCTGGAAAGCACCCATCGGGCTCTTAGCGGTTGAAAAATTCGCCTGCGTCTCGAATACATAGCGTCCATCAATGCATTTGCTGAGAAGCACTGTGGAAAATTTGCTCTCCAGAGTGATCTTGTCCAGCTTCCGGCCAGAGGTTTTGATTCGGGTAAACATATACCCATTATCGTCGTGGTCCGTCTGCGTATGCGCCACGAACACGATGGTCACATCATCACGCATGGTCAGGGAATAATCCACCAGATCATAGATGCTCTGAGCGAGGTCCTGCCATTTGTCATAGCCTTTCTCCTTCGTCCGGCGCATCTCATCCGCTACCATCAAGCCATTGAGGGTATCCACTACGACAACCCTGATATGTTTCATGCTGTCCTGCTCATTGACCTTTCTCAGTGCCTGCAGGGCAACTTGCGGGAAGTCAGTTACCAGATAGTTTTTCTTCTCCCCACTGAACTGCTGCTTCCACCCTTTCCAGGACAGGCCCTTCTTGTCGCAGTCAATATACAATGTCGTGTTCGGGTCGAGATTCCGCATGGATGTCGTCTTTCCCGTGCCGGATTCCCCGGCGATACAAATCACATGGCTCATTTTTTCTCCTTTCACTGATTCAATACTTTTGCCTGTCTCCAAAATCCACGTTTTCCGGCATTTTCCCGTCGGTTTTCCTCCATAAATTCACGATATCTTTCTTCGCCAAAGCGACGTACTTTTTCTTCTCGGTCTTTCAAAACCTGCCTGACCAGATTTTCCGCATCCTCAGCTTTGAAATATATTCGTTCAAACTGATCCTTTTCTCTTCTCTGACGCTTGACAAACGCGCCTATGTTATACCGATATTTCAGATATCGTTTTCCCGGATGATCGCTGATTCGAATGGAATTACAGACGCCATAATCAATTTTCAGGTATATGCTGTCCGTAGAATACGCATCGTACCGCTGAATCACGAAACCGTTTTTCAACAGTTCGGCAGATACTTGTTCTGCTATTTCATTACAATTTCCCATATTACCTGATCCTCAAATGCTCTCCGCGCTCCAGAAGATGCGCAAAGGGAAGATTCTTTCCTGATTCCAGCGCTTTTCTGATTGTTGTGATGTTCGGCTCCATACGGCAGTATTCTGCCGGTACAGGAATGTCAGGGATAATCTCTATTGGCTGAACGCCTCCGTTCCTCTGGATCCCGAAAGAGAACAGGTCTGTCTTGAATTTTGTTTTTCCGGTCTCCTTCATTGCGAAGAAAAGATTGTCTTTCAGCAGTTTTACGCGGTTCTCAAGCGTTGTCTGCCGCGCCTCAAGCCGCTTTTTCTCCGCCTCAAATTTCTTTGCCTCTTCGGACAACTCCCGGATGATCTTCGCGTAGTTGTCGGCCTTGATTTCCAGCTCGCCGTCAATACCTTCCAGCGTGTCCCGGATGACCTGCTCCTCCGTGCCGTCATCGTTTTCCAGCATTTCAAGCAGTTCCAGGTATTGCCCTGTCAGTTCGTATAATGTACTCATGATTTCTTCTCCTCTCCAAATACCTCTTCCTTCTTGGCCGGGAGCCCCAGCACTGCCATAATAGCGCTGGAACAGTATTCCTTCCCGTTCGTGATCATTGCCCGGATATTTGCCAGATCCCCCATAGCATTTATGCCGTCCACAAAATCCCCGTAAGGGACATATATCATCTTCTCATCCATCCGTTTTACCTCCCGTACATTTCCCGGATGCAGTCAGCGCTATGAAGCTTTGTAAGCCTTGCCAATTCTGCAAGTACTAAAGAGGCTCCACTACGGCTTATACCGTCTTCTTTGCATTTATCTGCCATGCAAAAGGCAAGCCCCCGGACGACATCTTCTACCATGCTTATAATGTTGCTATCCCCGATTAACGATGTTCTAACGGTCGAACGCTTATCATCCTCATCCACTTTGACAAATGCCATAACCGCTTTCCCGTTTTGATGAACAATTTCTTTCCCATCCTCAAAAATTTTCACTTCAATCATTCCGTAAACTCCTTTTCCGTGCTATAATGCACTTGTAATATTATTTCTTTTGCTCCGGATCCTGCGCCAACAGGCCGGAGCTTTTACTCCTCTACCTCACACAATTCTCCGTCTTTCAGGCAATACCACGTATCAGCCTTGACGTTTTCGCCATCCACAATAACTGCTTTCCAGTCTGCGATATCGTAATCGTCTGCATTCTCTTCAGCAATCACGAGGATCGATCCGATTCCTCCCTTGACTTTGACATTGTTTCCACGTGCGACCGCAAGTCCATTATTGCCGACTTCGGATTTTCCTCTGCTCGTAGCGGCCCCGCGATATCCTGCCGTAGCGGCCCCGCGATATCCTGCCGTAGCGGCCCCGTAATCTCCTGCCGTAGCGGCCCCGTAATTTCCTGCCGTAGCGGCCCCG